CCCGTTAATGAAATGTTTGCTGAAAATATTTTGGAATTTAACGTACAATCTACTTTAAACTTATTTAAAGGAATCCTAGTAATACTAGGTAGTAACATTAGGAATGTTACAGCTATGGTTTGCAACTTACAAGTTGCCATGGTTTTATTAGGAATAGCAACTGCGTACTATCACCGCAGTAACATCTGCTATTTCCTGATTACCCGCATCGTAATGCCCCTGGAGACTTTTGTCATCAACACCTGTTCGTCTAAGATCATGCCGGACCTGCGACAACGTTTCAAGGATGAAAACTGCCTGGCGATTATGGCTCACAACACACCACGTAATCACAGTCACCCGGCAGCCGCCACCTTACGATGCAAAGCCAACACTTTCATGGATCACTTCTGTCACTGTGTAGGATTAACACCCTTCTCAGTTTCGATGAGCCGTACCCAGCGCACACAAGCCGCTGCTGGTTCTCGATACTACCACACTGTGAAAGACTTGCAAATGGAACCCTCCTACCAACGTCCTAGTGAAGGCCATATAATCACTATGACTGACGTCGATTACTATGTCGATCTGACACGCGAGTTGCGTGGACTCCCCGTCCTTATGTACACTTTTGTACCTTTGGCTCCAGCTGGACCAACGACGGATGGTGTCTACTGCACGCACAAAGACGACACGGTTGAGACTGTCATACATGGAGGAGCCAGATACCAACATCCATGCTGGGACTATGACACTGACCACTTTGTCATTGACCACCTGTTCTACTCAATATTTTATCTTGTTGAGCAGATACAAGTCTCACCTGATCGTCGAGTCATATTTTTGAACCCGATCAGGAAAGTGTATGGCCCATTTGCGCGGTTTCTTCCGGGTAAGCGCCTGGCCCGCCGCAAATTAAACCATGCCGAAATCGCTTTCACTCGCTACACTCAGAGTGAAAACGATTCGACAAAGTGCTATTTTAGCATTGCCAAATTTGGAGAGTTTCAGTCTTGCACTATCACTAGCAACACTTTCTCCACTGCATTCATCCGAATTGGAGAGTGCAAAGAGCCTAATCTGGGCCAGGTCGAACGCGTCTTTAATCACGCCAAAGTTCCCTCACCCTTGGATTCAGCCGCTCTCTTCTACGACGCCTATAAACGTGCGCCGCAGATGTTTGGCAAGGCCCCTACCATCATTACACCCTGTGTGGACCAACACACTTATCAGGCTGTAGGGCCCTTTGTGACAGAGGATGGCAAGACCTCAATGCGCGCCATTTGGCCGGGTTACTGCGGTAACACGTTCTCACCGGCTAAATCGTATAACAACGACAAAGCGTGCATTGCAGGTCGCATTGATGAACCGAGGAACAAGGAACCCAAACTTCCACCAATTTACTACACATTCTTCGATGAATTTAGTAAATTCCTTGTCCCTCCGACCTCTGTTGGAACCTTAGCACCGCTGAACCATGACGAAATGGCAGCCAAATTCAATCGACCATCTCAGAAAGCACTGATAGAGCAGGTGAAGAACACCATGCTCATGGTTGACCCCAAAGTAAAATCTTTCCAGAAAGCTGAAGCTTATCCAAAGATCGTGCACCCCCGCAACATCTCAACATTGCCAATGGACCACAACTTTAGTCTTGGACAATTCATGTACCCATTCATGGATGGTTTCCTTAAGACCAGCCATTGGTATGCGTTCGGGAAAACTCCACGACAAATCAGCTATCTCATCAACGCAAAAGCGCAGCAATCTAAATATGCTGTTCCCACCGACGCTGACAAACTTGACGGTTCTGTCCGAGGTGTGCTACGTGATCTTTTTCTCACGTGTCTTTTGCGTGCGTTCCCTCGTGAATATCACGAGGCAATACGCCGTCTGGAAAACAAAGAACGACATATCCGCGCTACAACTGCGCACGGAGTTTCATACGACACCGGAGATACCATACTTTCCGGTTCTGTGATAACAAGCGTTCTTGGGTCAATCATCAATGCGTTCCTTAACTACTGCGCCCTTCGACACCACTTCTCCCCAGAGGAAGCCTATGATAATCTAGG